CACCGCAACAACCTCGAAACCACATTCGAACGCGCCCTCGAAATGATGATCCTCGGCAAGCGCGGCGAAGCGGCGTTTAGCAAATTTGCCAAAATCCACGACCCCAACAGCCGCTGGCTACCCTACGCGCGATCCTACGAAATCGTGTTCCAAGGCCATAAATGGGACGCCAAAGCCATCCCGCGCAACGATTGCGCACTGTGCATCTACCCGGCCGGCCTGCACCGCACCTGGCGCTACGCACTGGTCGGCTGCGCGTTCGCAAACGAGGGCCGCTATGACATTATCGCATGGGCGCGCGGCGACGACATCGCTGCCCACCGCAACCAAACCAGCAAAGTCGACGGCCGCCCCGCCTACTTCCTCGCGCAAAACGACCCGCTGCTGCGCGATTGCAATGCGCTCACAAAATTAGGTCAGCATTGCTGACAACGGCCTATACCCCCACCCCCTATGCCGACCTGGCACCAAACCGTGAACACTCGCTTTGCGCAGCAATATCAACGCGCTGCCAACCGTTATCCACCGAAAATATTTTTCGCTTGACGAACGCGCGCAAAAGGCGCACCCGCGCGCGCGGCACAGGGATCGCTGAAACCGCCCACACAACGCGCGGCGCGACACACGGTCCCTCCACTCAGGCTCCCCCAACCCAACGACGGGAAGCATCACTGAGTACAGGGCTTCGGCCCGCCCGATGGCTTGCTTCCTGTAAAAGCGTAAGCGAAAACCTTCCTTCCTTCCCTTCATCCCCAAAGGGAAAGAGGAGTAATTGGAGAGGCCAAAATGGGCGATTACCGAAGCTGGTCCGACGAATACCCGTGGCGCAAAACACGCCCAACACCAGGCCGAATACCGCCCTCCAAAGCCCAGCAATTCGAGTGGTTCCTCAAACACAAGTACGGCAACGCACGCGTCTCCGACGACGACCGTAAAACATGGCTCGAATTGATCGACGGTGAAACTCCCCCACCGACGATTACTGCTGATTGAGCGCGTGTTTCACGTGAAGAAAGCAAGCGGCTGTGCGACGATCCGCGAATTGTTGACAGCACTCTGTTTCCGCATCAAAGACATGCTCTTGCTGCGAACAAATATTTGTTGAATGCAAGTTAGGCCCATTCCATAAGGGTTTCTTGCACGTTAGCAAACACGACTGTTAGTTTAGCGTTGCGTCACTGTTTGTTTGATGCGTGCGCGGCGACATGCAAGTTATCCTTATTTCATCGGCATAACTTTGATATGCGTTTGACGCATGGGGCCTCGCGGTGCCCCCCATCGGTCCCCGTTCGCCGCAATCCGGTGACTCCCCCCCGTTTTCATTTTTCCCAAAATTTTTGGGTGTAGGGTATGGGTGTTTGAGTCGTCCTGCGACTTGCGCCGGTGGCTGGGCTTTGTGGGTTTGGTTTGCCGGCGCTTTTTTTTGGGGATGGTTGGGGATGGCTGATCGGACGGATGACCGGGTGAGGGCGTTGGTGGCGCGGGTGGTGTGTGCGTTGGATGGTGCGTCGATTGAGGATGCGTTGGCGGCGTTATGGTTTACGGTTAGGGTGTACGTTCGGGAGCAGGTTAGAGGAGGCGGTGGATGGCGAGGACGCGGGCGGAGTTAGCGGCGCGGCTGCGGGAGGGTTATGAGGCGAACAATTGGGGTCCTGCGCTGGATGTTCTGGGGGAGTTGGAGGCTCCGGAGGCGGCGCCTGTAGTTGAGGCGGAGAGTTGTGGGGATCCGGTGTTAGGGAAGGGGGCGATTGCCGAGGGGGCTGAGCATGAGGATGAGGATGTTCGGCCGGAGGGTGGGGATGAGGATGACCCTTTTGGTGGCGGCGGATCTGGTTTTCCGGACCGGGTGGGTGAGGATGGGGAGGAGCATCCTGGGCTGCATCATCGGACGCCGCGGCGTGCTGCGCGGAGGCGGCGATGACGGAAGGCGAATACCGGGTTGGGATCACGTTTAATCCGAGCGGCGATTCGCACGTTGCTGCGTTGAAGCAGATGGCGGCGGCATTCATTGACGCGGTGCTGGCGTTGCCGGAGGGACCGGCGCCGCATGCGGAGATTGCGCGGTTGAAAGCGTTGGCATGCACGCACGCCGAGGATGCGGCGATGTGGGCGGTGAAGGCGGCGACCAAGCCGGCGCGGCGAGAGCGTGGTGGTTTAGGACTGTGATGCGTGGGTGAGGCGGTGCATTGAGGCTGTGTAGGCTGGGTTCGCCTGGCCGAGGGTTGTGGATGGTGGGAATGCTGAGCCGGCGCGGTTTCGTTGGGGGTTTGATCACGGCGCTGGCGGCGCCGGCGATTGTGCATGCCGGCAAGGTGATGCCGGTGCGGGCGTTGCCGCTCGCGCTGCGGGGTCCCGGCCCCTTGGCGGTGACGCGCAAGGCGTTTATTCCGCGGCTTTACGTGTCGTCTTTTTGCCGGCCGCCCTCCTTGGATGTGGACTGGGATGCGCCGGCGTTCGCGTACGACGCGATCGAGGTGGTTGAGCCGCGGCCAAAGCTGCCAGTGAAGGTGGAATGACCAAGCCGACGTTACCGCCGCACAAGCGGCAGCGGGTTGGGCGGGCGTATGCGTACCGTCCGGGGTTCAAGTGGCGGCAGCTGTTCCTCGAGTTCATCGGCTACCTGACCATTGACAGCAAGGAAACCGGCGTTTCGCCGCTGGTGCTGTACGGGTCGCAGGCCCGCTTTTTGGATGAGGTGTGCGAGGGGCTCGACCGCGGGGTTCGCCATTTTGTGTGTTTGAAGGCGCGTCAGCTGGGCATTTCGACGGTGAGCCTGGCGATCGACCTGTTCTGGATTTTGGTGCACGACGGGTTGCAGGGTGCGCTGATTACGGACACCGATGAGAACCGGATCAAGTTTCGGATTTTGCTGGAGCGCTATTTGGACTCATTGCCGCTGGGGATGCGCAGCGGGATTGTCAAGCACAACAAGACCAACCTGGTTTTGAAGAACGGGTCGGTGCTGGACTATGTGGTGGCCGGCGGGCGCAAGACCGGCGGGGGATTAGGGCGCTCGCGGGCGTGGAATTTTGTGCATGCGACCGAGTGCTCGAGCTGGGGCTCGGAGGCCGGCTATGCGTCGATGATTGCGGCGCTGGCGCAGAAGCATCCTGACCGGCTGTACATTTTCGAGTCGACCGCGCGCGGCTACAATTTGTTTTGGGACATCTGGCAGGAGGCGCAGCAAGATGCGCTCACCCAGAAGGCGTTTTTCATCGGGTGGTGGTCGAACGAGCACTATTCGTTTGGTGAAAATTCGCGCGAGTACCGCCATTACTGGGACGGCAAGCCGGACGATGGCGAAGCCGCGCTGATGAAAGAGGTGTCGAAGAAGTACAAGGTTGTGGTGAAGCCGGAGCAGCTGGTGTGGCACCGCTGGATGCGCACGGCGAAGATCAGTTCCGATGATCTGATGAACCAGGAATATCCGTGGACCGAGGAGCAGGCATTCATCATGACCGGCAAGAATTTTTTCCCGGCGTCGCGGCTCAACGATGACATGCGCTGGGTGCTCGAGCAGAAGCTGTTGTTCAAGGCCTATGCCTACCACATGGGGGAGAACTTTTTGGCGACGACGGTGGAGCCGGTGCTGCGCGCGAGCCAGGCCGACCTGCGGGTATGGGAGGAGCCGCACCCGAACGGGTTTTACGTGATGGGCGTCGACCCGGCGTATGGGCGCGCCGACTATCAGGACAATCACTGTGTACAAATCTACCGCTGCTATGCCGACTGTTTGATCCAGGTTGCGGAGTATGCCAGCGTCAATCCCGAGACTTATCAGCTGGCGTGGGTGATGGCGCACCTGGCGGGCTGCTACAAGAATATCTGGATCAACATCGAGGTGACGGGTCCGGGGCCGGCGGCGATGCGCGAGTTGAAACATTTGCGCGAGCTGATGGATCAGGGCGGGCTGCAGCAGGCGGCGGCCGATCGCAAGCTGGAGAACGTGCTGGGCAACGTGCGCTGGTATTTGTACCATCGGCCGGACTCACTCGGCGCGGGCTACTGTTATGGATGGAAAACCAGTCAGGACAATAAGCTCCTCATCCTCAACCAGATGCGGGACGCTTACGCGTTGCGTGCGCTCCGCATACGGTCGGTACCGCTGCTCGAGGAAATGCAGCGCGTCATCCAGGATGGGTCGCTGATCGAGGCGGAGGGCCGCGGTCATGACGACCGGGTGTTTGCGACCGCGCTCGCCAACAAGGCCTATTTGGAGTGGTTGCGCTCGAGCATGATTGCGAACAACCTGACCTACGAGAACGTGAGCAGGCATGAGCGGGCGGCGGAGGCCAACCCCAACACGACGATCATGGATCAGCTGGTGCAGGACTTTTTCAAGGAAAAGGAAACGCAGCGGGTCGAGCAGCGCCTGGCGGATGCCTGGAGGTGACGATGAAAGATTATGTGCCGGCGCTGTGGGACACCGCGCCTGACGCGCAGGTCAGCGTGTCGCTCGACATCGGGATTATCCCGCGCGATTTCGAGCACGGCGGGCAGTATGTGGTGACCCTGCAGGCGTTGCCGTTTGCGAAGCTGGTGGATGCGCAGCGCATTGCGGATGCGATCCGCGAGGCGGTGGGCTCGCGCCTGGGCGTGCGGTTTCCGAAAACGCCGGTCAACGTGGCGTGACCGATGACGACAAAATTTGAAGCCGACGTCGCGGCGGCCTACAAGGCAGTGGACGAGCGCTTGGAGCTCATCTGCACGGTTGCCAGACGATTGCTCAAATCGATGGATGATCAAATCATTTGGATTGACGGCCGGCCGTTTGTCTACGTGACCCCCGAGCTCGGGCACGTGATGGCGGAATTGCACCGCGTGCTGAAATGATCATCCGCACCTATCGCTGCAACGATTGCGGGGACACGTTTGACGTCACCTGCGAGAGCGCCGACGGCGACCCGGACTGTCCGTTCTGCGCCAAGGTGCTGCAGTGGCAACCGGAGCGGTTCAGCATTGGAACGAACCGCTCGCGCGCATTGGACCTCACCCAGAACATCATCGAAAACGACTATCAACTTTCCGACCTCAAGGACAACCTGCGCGAGGGCGACGTGGCGGCGAAGGGGCCGCCGCCGGCGCAGGGCGAGGAGCGGGCCTGGCGCGAGCGCATCGAGCAGGACAACCGGGACCTGGCGGCGAGCGTGAACAACATGGTGCCGCAGGCGCGCGAGTTTTTTTCCGGCGCCGGCGGGCCGCGCCAGGTCAACGTGGCGGCGGCGGCGTTTTCGGATGCCAAGGCGAACCGCAAGGAAAACCAGCGCGCCATGGACCTGTTCGCCTCCGGCGGCCGCAAGGGCGAGCACACGATGAATTATCGGCTCTTGACGGAACACGGGCGGACCATCACAGTGCGCAAATAGCGCGAGGGCGCGCGCCTCCAACGCAACACGGATTTTGCGTGAAGGTCCCTCGCGACAAGACGCTATCGGCCTGGGCGCAGGAGCTCATCGAGCAGTGCGAGGTTTCGCGTCAGGACCGCATTTCGCAGCTCGGGATGTGGCGTTCGTACTACTGGCGCGGGACCGACTTTGGTGAAGGGGCGCGCTACAACAAAATCTTCAGTCACATCGATCGTCTGGCGTCGTTCTTATTTTCAGCAGACGATGTGCGCTTTGCCATTAGTTACGACACCGTTCTGGGCGAGCCGTATCATGAGCGCGCTGCCGCCGCTTCAAGAGTGCTCAACCGAGACTACCATCGTGCCGGCTGCGACCTCGATTTTGCAGACGCTGTGCACTGGGCGCTCGTAGAAGCCAAGACATTCATCAAGACGGTGTGGGGCCACAGCGGGCTCGAGAGCTGGTTGATCCATCCGCAGTTCATGGGCGTGCTGCGCGAGGACATCGACGGGCTCGATCGCCAGGAGGCGTTCAACTACACCACCTACATCACGCCGGCCGAGCTCGACCGTCAGCTGGTCGACCATCCCGAGGCCGAGCGCATCAAGAAGGATGTGGAAAAGAGCGCGGCCCGGCGCAGCCAGGAGGAAATGGAGGAGGTGATCGCCGGCGACGCGCTGCGCCAGGTCATCATCGGCGGCATCAATCCGGTGATGCAGACGCAGGCGGCGACCTCAAAATCGACGGTGATCGTGTCGACGCCGCCGATGCCGGCGCTCGATAGCAAGCTGGCGACGCAGCTCTTACGCGTCGACGAGCTGTGGGTGCAGGACTCAAAGCGCAAGGATTGGACGACCATCCGCAAGATCGGCGACACCATGATCGAGGGGCAGAACCGGCACCGCAATTTGTCCGGGGTCGAAGGCGAGCAGCCGTTTAGCGAAGTGTGCCCGAACCGTTTGGACAATTATTTTTGGGGCGCCTCCGAGATTGTGTCGCTGGCCGCGCTGCAGGACATGCTCAACACTGCAATCGAGGACGTGCGCCGGATTACCAAATTGCAGGCGCGGCCGCCGAAAGCGTTCATCGGGTTTCAGGGCTTGAATGAACAAAAATATAAGGCATTGAATGTGCCCGACGGCTGGATTTCAGAGGACACGCCGAACGCCAAGATCGAGCGCCTGGCGCCGGAGGTGCCGCCGGAGCTGTTCCAGCAGATCGAAAAGATCATCACCTGGTTCGACGAGGCGGGCGGCTTTTAGCCGATCACCATTGGCCAGGGCGAACCCGG